ATCAGCAGCCTCTTCTTCTGTCATCGGAGGCAATCCTTCTTTGGCTCTTCTCTGGTTTTCTCTATCAACCTGAGTTTGAGTTGCTTCTCTAGAATCATCTACTAACTTTGTGGCTGCAGCCGCGAGGCCTATTGCGATAAGCGCAGGACCAAGACCAATTGCAACTGCTTTCAACACCCCTAAGAAAGCCATTAGTTTTACACCAATGTTTAATGCTAATATTGCAGCAAGACCTCCAAAAATAATTGGAAGATTATCAACAATAAAATTACCAAAGTTTTCTAACTTTTCCTGATTTTCTGGATTTTCTAACCATTTCATAAATGCAAGAACTGCACTTCCCAATGCAATGTTCTTGAGATAATTCATAATTGTGTCAAAGAAAGGTGCTTTCTTAACAACATTAGCAACACCAGTAACAACACTTTTGATTCTACCTTTTTCTGCACCCTTTTCTTTTGATTCTCTTTTTGCTTGTTCTGCCTCTGACTTCTCAGTGTCAGCTTCTTTTTTATCAAGATTAAGTTGTCTTGCAAGAATTTGATTGATTGAATCCAATGCCGCAGAAACTTTGATAAAACTATCTGGGATAGTCTCTGTAACTGCGTCTTCAATTTGTTCTTTATTATCTTCCTGTTTGGAAGCATCTCTTCTAACTAATGCACCACCCCTTACATCACCAGTCAGGGCCCTTCCACTATTAATGATTTTATTAACATTGGTCTTATTTGTGTTGACAACAAATTTACCTGTCTTACCTTTTGTTCTTTTGTATTCATCAGTAAACATTTTAGTTTCTGATGATGACATTTTGGTGTCAGTCATGCGACCAGCAGCCATCTTCTCTCTGAGAAGTGTTTTATAGGTGTCATAATCAATGTCAACACCATCATCTAATCCTAATGCACTCAGAATAGATGGATCAATGTCTTCGTTTGCAATGACATCTTCACTCTTCTTAGTGTCTGGTTTATAGATGACTAAAGCTGATGGTTTTTTACTACTTGTTTTCTCTCCCTTCTCAATGGGAACTTTCTTTCGACTCTGAACCTTTGGTGTGGTTGGTTTTGGTTCACTATCTACAGTAACTTCTTTCTTACGTGCCATACTTCTGGCACGGTCTAAAAATTCACCCTGACCCTGAATCAGTTCACTATCTACTTTACTTTGTTCTGCTGGACTGAGTGAGTTGTAATATTTTGATAACTTTGCAATCTGCTCATCCGACAACTTGGCAACAAGATCTTTTCCAAGTTTATACTCGTAAGCCTTTCTAAGTTGTTTAGGATCTCTAGCCATGAGCAGTTGCCTTCATTTTTTGTTCTTCTTCTTCAAGGTGTTGCTGAAGAAGCGTGACGTAAACATCACGTTCCCAAGGCATCATGTTTTCTATTTCTGTCAATGAATATTTATGATACTGCATGAGGGCAAAATTTAATTTAAAATAATGCTCCAAGTTCATGTGTACCATTCCTACGAGAAAAAACTGGATAACCCCTCCAGAACGACAGTACTTTCAACTTTAGTCTTAGGATTCACCACTTCAATTGTGTGTGAAAGTTTGGGCATTGTTTCAAAGAACTTCTCAATCTGTTTGAATTGTACAGAACTCATCTGTTCCAGAAAGTCAAGAACTTCTTTCTTACTTACATCTGAAGTTGTCCAAACTTCTTCTTCATTGTAAATTTTGTCAATACAACCTGCAATCAATTCAAATGATTGATCAATATTCACATTACCACTGAAGTCAAAGTTGTTTTTGATAAACTGATCCAAAGATGGATATGACATTTCCATCATAAGATCATCATTCAACTGAATTTGTTTGTTGTGCTCTGGATTCTCCTGAACTTTGATTTCATCTAGATTGATTTCCACAGGAATGGCAGTTTTACCATCATCAGGAGCAGTAATAACAACTTCCACAACCTCACCTACAGACTTGCCACGGATGTTGAGGAAAAGATATTCAATATCAAAAGTAGGAAGAGTTTCAACCTTTACACCTCTGGTCAAAATGCAACTTTTAAGAACACTCTTAATTGCATTTGTGATTTGTTTACTGTCCTCGGTTTCCAATGCTAAAACAAGAAGTTTCTCTTCTTTAACAAGAAAAGGTCGATATCTAATTTGTTTTTTGGTTGATGGTAAAATTAACTCATAAGTAGGAGTTACAATTTTAGGTAATGGCATAAAGATTCACTTCAGTGAGATTATTTATTAGACTTTAAAACGCCTTCTAACGTAACGAAGATAGTTCATATTAACAGTATATTTCAAAACTTCACTTTTTTCATAACCAATTTGTGTTGCATTAATACTGATTGGATATGCACCAATTAAATTATACTCAACGGCAATCTGATCATTTTTTGATGAATTATTTTCTGATCCCACATCCTTTTCAAACTTTGTAACATACACTGCATCAGATCTATAGTCATTTGGATAGTTGACTCGATATGATAGGTAACGGTTTCCCATCTCACTTTGGTTCTGTGTATAACCTGCAATATAATCAATCCACCCATCAAACATCTCAAATACATCATACTTTCTGTCAACAAAGAAAGTAAATGAAAGATCACTATAAGTTCTTCTATAAGGCATCTTTTCAGTGACACCTGAATAATCATTCTTTTGTTCATGTGTGAAGAAATTAGTTCCAGGTAAACTTACACTAGAACACCTCAACTCTATATCTTCACCATCAGATGAATAGTTAAATGATCGATCTCCACCATTTAAAAATGATGTCACTTCAGGTGGGGGTTGAATTTTAACCTGATAGATTGATGTTTGTGCAACATGAACAAAACGACTCTTTAAGTCACTTGTCCTGACACTTCTTGGTGTTGGCCCTGCCATCTAAATAGGTTTGATTTGAATTATTTAGAGAGGATGGGTGAAAGTATAAAATCCATTTATAAACCCACTAATCCACACAAATATCAGGGAAATCCCAATAACATTATTTGTCGTTCATCTTGGGAGCGACGTTTCTGCAACTGGTGTGATCACAATGAAAGTATTTTGAGATGGGCATCTGAAGAGTTTTCTATTCCTTATATTTCTCCTAAAGATAACAGAGTTCATCGTTATTATCCTGATTATCTGATTGAAGTAAAAGAAAAGGATGGGAAGATAAAAAAATACATTGTTGAAGTCAAACCTAAAAAACAAACACTTCCACCAAAGAAACCATCAAGAGTTACCAAGTCTTACATTTATGAATCTGTGACTTATGCAGTCAATCAAGCAAAATGGAGTGCTGCACGTGAGTTTTGTTTAGACAATGGTGTTGAATTTATGATTATCACAGAAGATCATTTAGGTATTAAACCTTATGGAAGAATCAAACAGAATAAACGAAGACGTTGATCGAATCATTGGTTTAGGTGATTCTGATGATCAAATGTTGGAAATTATTTCCATTCTGAATGAAACAGAAATTATTCCTGATGTTGGTAATTATTATACATTCATCTACAAAGCCAAAACACCAAGAATCACATATGATGAATATCCTCTTATTGCATGCGTTGGAGTTTATAAATGGGGATTTAGAGGACTAAATTATCATTGGGGTGACTTTCACAATTACACCTGGGAAGAAGTTGTGGGATTACTTCATGTGGTTCGTGATTCTGAAATTTCAGATATGAGATCAATTCCATATCAAAAATTCAAACTAAATACCTAAAACCACCTTTATCTAATGGCTGAGTTTAAGACGACAAGAATTTGGGAAGGTGTTGACATCGATGAATTCACTGAAACTTCTAATGGGTCAATAAGACTTTATCAGTCTGGATCTAAATCGGCATCAACATTTTTAGCCACATCACCACCATCAGGATCTATTGAAGGTTATAAGTGGCAACTTGTCAACACTACCCTTTTTAGAAATCTCTATAATAGACAAAACACATCTTCTGACTTAACAAACACAGAGTTTGAAAGATTGTTTTATAATGAAGGGAGACATGTTTTTAATGAAGACAGGGCAAATATTCTGAATGATATTTCAAATTATCCTACTGAATTTGATTACTATAATAATACCAAACAGTTTGCACAAGTAAATAAAATTCCTGGAGTTATTGACCCCTTTACAAAACAAATTGTCAATGATGATGGTGAAATCTCTGAATATGATATTTTTGGTGAATCAAGTGAACCAAACACAAGTGGTACTGATTCCAATGATTCTACCTTTTCATTCCCCAATGAAGAAATTGTAAGAGAGTTTAGAGGAACTGGAGGTTTAAGAGCAGTTCCAACTACTTTAGAAACTGGTTTAGTTGGTTCTGGTGCAAGATCATTTGCAACTGCTGATGGAGGAAGAGCTCTTTCTAGTGCAATGCTTCGTTATCCTGAACAAACTGTTGGAGACGCTTATGATTATATTCAAATTCAGGCACATGAGTATTCTGCTAAGCAGGCAATTTCAGTAATGCCAACTGGATTTAATAGATTAGGTGATCCAATTGGACCAATGATGATTCTTCCAATGATTCCTGCAGCAGAATCATCAGCAGTTGGTTTTGGACCTGACTCACTCAATCCAATTCAAGCAAAAGCTGCACAAGTTGGAATGGATACCATGGAAACTGCATATACCACTGGTGGTGATTTTGTAGCTACTTTACGAGAACTTGGAAGTGGTTTGATGGAAGCTGGTAAAAGTTTCATGGCAGATGAAAATATGAAACATGCAGTAAAGGCATATTTTGCAGGTCAAGCAGTTGGTGCAAATATTTTAACAAGAACCACTGGTTCTATTCTTAATCCCAACATGGAACTCTTATTTAAGGGTCCAAAAATGAGACAATTTAATTTTAACTTTTTATTAACTCCAAGAACAGAATCTGAATCTATCATCATTCGTCAGATTATCAAGAATCTGAAAACACAAATGGCTCCAAGAATTAGTAATGAGAGTAATTTTCTTTACGCACCCAACATCTTCCAAATCCAATACATCTTTAATGGTGGTGGTCAACACCCCTATCTAAATAAAATTAAACCTTGTGCTCTTACTGCATGTTCTGTAAATTATTCACCAAATGGTGAGCAATACATGACTTATCCAGATGGTTCAATGACAGCCTATGGGTTACAATTATCATTTAACGAAATTGCTCCAATTTATCAGAAGGATCAACAAGGCGCCGATGGAATGGGTTACTAATGGCTAAAAAGTATTTTAGATATGTTCCTAATTTCGACTATGTAAGTCGTCTTCCTGGTGCAAAAAACATTTCTGACTATCTTCAAACTAAAAACTTATTTCGTCGTGGTGAAATAAGGCCAGACATTTTTAATGACTTATCTTATTTTACTAAGTATAAAGTTGTTGGTGATGAAAGACCTGACAATGTAGCATATAAACTTTATGAAGATGAAAATTTAGATTGGGTTATTATGTTATCAAATAACATAATCAACCCAGAAAATGAATGGCCATTGAGTCAAAAATCATTTGACAACTATTTGTTAAACAAATATGGTTCTTATGAAAACGTCTATAGTGCTCATCATTATGAAACTAAAGAGATAAGAAATAGTTCAAATCGTGTTATGCTTCAAAAGGGACTTCGTGTTCCTCAAGACTTTTCATTCTCTTATTATGACTACAAAAGAGGTGTTGAGGTCACTGAAGTAGGTATCACTGATACTATTTCAAATTATGAATATGAAAATAAAATTCAAGATGAAAGAAGAAACATTTTTGTTTTGAAACCTTTCTATCTTAATATCATTATAAATGATTTGGAAAACGAAATGCCATATCCATCTGGAAGTTCTCAATATAAAAACTCAATGGTGGTTGAGGGACAAAATATAAGACTTTATGGATAATACTACCCCTCCTATTATTATTGTTTTAGATCATGTAAAACCTGAAAACAGGTGGAAAATTCCTGACAGGAGGGGAGGTAGAACATTTTATGCAGCAGGGTTCTTAGGTGCAGATGGTAGAGAAAGAGATCATCAAGATTATGCTGCAGAACTTCTTGCTAAAATCCTAAAAGAAAGACATGGAGTTGATGTAAAGATTATAGCACCTGAGACCTTTGGTAGTTATGATGCTTATGATGATTACATTAGGGACAGATCAAATGAAAATGTTATCATCATTCCACTTCACTTTGATGCAGAAGTTGGAAGAGGTGGTGTAGGGTTTCTTACAAGAGTTAGACCTGGAGATAAGGAAGATAAAAAACTTGCAGAAAGAATTTCAATCGCATTGAAAGCATTCCAAAATGTTTATCCTCAGTTAGGTAACTTTAAACAGACTGATAGCCTTCCAAATAAGACATTAGCAGTTGCTCAAAATGCACCAGCAACACTCATTGAGTTAGGTTCCATGGTGCATTGGGAAAGAGAGTTTGGAGATAACTTTACTGAAACTCGTGAGTTTAGAGATCTAATAATTCTTATTGCAGATTCACTCATAAAAAAAGGGGAACCAAAAGTGGTTCCCCTCTGGGATATTAACTATCAGCCAGACGAGAGAAATAACTCATCGGATCCTCTTCCTCAGAATCAGAATCAGAAGAAGTTTCATTTCTACTCTGAGAAGCCTTATAAGACTCCTCAAGTTTCTCCATTACCTGATCTTCACTAATCTTTTTCTGTTCTTGAGCAGCATAGTTATCATACTCAGTCTCTTCCTCAACAGAGGAACGACGAGTTGATCCTTTACCAAGAACATAATCAAGACGTTTCTTCAGTTCTTCATATGTTTTGAACTGATCAGGTGCAACAAGAGCAGCAAGAGAATACTGTTTTTTCCAGATTGCCTCTAGTGCTTCATCATCATCCAAAAGTGCACTTGGAGTGTCGAACTCAGACTTATCGTAATTCCAGTAACCATCCTTCTTCTGAAGTTTCAGTTTGAAGTTGGCACCACTCCAGAAATCAAATGGATTGATTGGTGTTTCATCATCAAACTCAGGTTGCATAACATCCATGATCTTATCAAAGATCTTCTTACCAAACTTATAAAGGAACACTTTACCTTCATTTTGAGGATTGGCAGGATCCTTCACCACATAGATGTTACTGTAGAAAGACAACTTACGTTTTTGAGTTCTAACTGTTTCCTTGTCTTTATCATTACCACTGTTCCAGAGTTCACGATTGAGTTCTGAAACAGGATCTTTACCGCCAATTGTAGTCAGAGAGTTTTCAATAAACCATCCACCAGGACCTTGGAATGCATGAGAGAAGAGTTTGACCCAAGGAAGGTCTTCTCCATCTACAGCAGGAAGGAAACGAATAACAGCATAACCTGTTCCACTCTTATCCATTTCTGGTTTCCACAGACGGTCATCACCACCTCCTCCACCAGTGTTGTTCTGTTTCTCCACCTCTTTCACAAGTCTCTGTGTGAGGTTTCCAAGACTGCTCTGTTTCTTTAAATTTGAAAATGACATGTGTACCTCGTATTAATACGTATTTGGTCTTTGTGACTTAGCTTAGGGATCGTCCAGCCCTGTATTATATGATATTTATGGGTTCTCTCCAAGAGACCTTTTCATGTTAGTGATGATGTTAGTCATGTTCTTGAATACAAACCCAAGATCAACATCAGGTGGAAATCCCAATTGTTGTGCCGAAGTCATAATGTTTTCTTTCATTTCTTTTGCTTCTGGATCATCAGACAAACTCATTCTTGCATAAAGAACCTGCTGTTTGTTCAACAGTTCCTCCAACATCTCAATGTGATAGATTTTATCAGCACGACTCATGGTTGAGAATGTAAACACATTCTCATAAACTTTTTCTTGTAAATCTTGAATGCTTTTGAGTTCTTCTTGAACGAACTCTGATTGAAAGAAACTCATCCTACTACTATTTCCTTTAGAATTTTCTTGAATTTGAACACATCTATATTTAAAAAAGATTGATACTTCTTAATTAAAGAACTTACAGTTAACCACACAGGATCTTGGAGTTTTTGATCATAATCTTTGACGAATGATAGTATTTTATCAAGAATGACAAGAGTTTCAAGTGAAATCTCTTTAGTTAGATATTTCTTAAGAATGAGAGGATGTCCATTCTTCAATGTAAATACAGAATCCAAATCTTGATCTAGAAGAATAGACTCCATTTCTCCCCTAAAATGATAACTTAGGGATTGGACCTTTCTCTTCCAATCTGTGTAGTTCTGCTCTCCGTTTCTAACAATTTCTCCAATCCAAAGAGATTGTGGGTCATCTGAAGTAACAAAATTAGAAACAAAAAAGTCAACAACCTCCTCATCACTCTTCTGACGGGAGAGCTTTTCGAAGAAAAATCTATCTTTTCTTTTATAAAAGGATTGAAGGGATGCTCTTGACTTTCCATTATACAAATGATAATCGTATTTTGGTTTGGTAAAGTGATTCTTCAATCCAAGATAAGATTTATAAGTATCAAACGGTGTCACTTTAGGAATCATAAAGGGAGTTTAGCATGTGATGTACGTTTCAACAAATTCAATTCCATCGCTTCACACTTAAGTTTTTCCTTAAGTGGTTTAGAGATTAGTTTAGGAATTGATTCAACATCAACACCATTTTGTTCACAGAAATGAACAATGGCATCAACATATTTCATGTCCTTGTTCTCAAGAACAATGTGTTCAATTTCATCTGCAAACTTTCGAGAACAATAAAACTTTTGTTCAAAAATGTCTTCAATACTTTTATTATCCTCAGGTTTTGGCATGTTCCTGTAATTTGAAGTTAACAAATTCTCTAATATATTTGTCGAGAAGACCAATGTATTTTCTCTTATCTCTTTCTTCATAAACTACACATTCTCCATCCTCACAGGACATGATGATTACAAATTTCTTTACCATTATACCAGTCATTTCATACAACATGCAAGCATAAGCGGCACATTGAACAAAATAATGATCAATCCATTCTCTCTTTTTGGGTTTCTTACTTGTCTTGAAGTCAATGACAGCAAGTTCACCTTCAAACTCAGCAATGCAGTCAACTGTCCCTGCCACTCCAAGTTCTTTACTAAAAAGTGCTTGTTCAATGGCATGAATATTATCAATCTTATTCAGATCAGGTTTAGCCTGTTTGAATAAAAACTGTGAAAGAGGTTGAACTTCAGGAAGTTCCTCATTCTTCATATAATGTTCAACCAGTGTGTGCATGTCTGTACCACGACTGGTTGATTGTTTGGTAATTTTGTTTGCTTCTTCATTACCAACGCGTTCTCTCCATTTACGGAAGATCTCACGATTGTAATGACTGATAATGGATGTAATGGAGACTAATTTGACCCCATCAGGTGTATCATAGTATCGAACATCACCTATATTCTCACGATTGAGAACAGGATAATCAATTTCAATGTGATTGAACATTACATACCAAGTTCAAGTTTAGCAACAATGTACTCTTTGACGAGTCCAGAACGACAGATGTCTTCTGCATTGAATTCTATTGTATCAAAAGATGGCATGTTTGTCAAAATTCTCATAAAGTCAACAATACCATTCTTTTCTGATGTTTTAATCAAATCAGTTTGAGTGGCATCTCCACAGAACATAATCTTAGAACTTTCACCAACACGAGTGATAATTGAGTCAAGTTCATGGAAGTTGAGATTCTGGAATTCATCAACAATCAAGATACAATTATCAAGAGTTGTTCCTCTGATAAAGGATGTACTCCAGAAACTAATAGTTCCTTGAGTTTTCAGATTACCATACAACATCTCAAAAGAGTTATCATCTGGCATCTCAAACATGTACTTAACCATGTTCTTATAAGGAATCTGATAGATATCAGATTTGTCTTCATGATCACCTGGAAGAAATCCAATCTCTCTTGTGGGTACAAGAGACCTCACAATGTAGATCTTCTCGTAGGGGGTGTTGGGATCTAAAACATCTTTAAGGGCGTTGTAGAGGGTAATAAAAGTCTTACCTGTGCCAGCCACACCATATGCAACCATGTTTTGATTGTCCTTGTACTTATCAAAGAACAATTCTTGATTTGGTGTGATAGGATCAATTTCTCTGATGTAATCAAGATTGATGGGTTTTTTCCTTTTCATCACTCTGTTACTAGTTCCAAAAGGAACTGGATTTTCTCTCTTCTTTCTTGCTGGCATTCGATCAATCGTAGTGTTTTAGGTTACTTCCTGGTTGTTTCTTAGCTGAAGAAATAACATCTTTCCAACCAGGATGTTTTGTGTAAATCTTACCAAATGGGTCACCCATTTCAAGTCCCATTCCTGGTGCATTTTCTGGCGTATAAAATCTCTCCCAGTCAGGATTGTCTTTACGCCATTGATCCCAGTCATGAACACTCATTTTGACTTCTTTAGTCTCACCTGTTTCTTTATGTTTTACTGGATAAGTTGCCAAAATTTCACCTCAAGTGTGTATATTTATTACCAGTCTAATGCCTGAGCAATAACTGGAAATTGTTCGACAAAGATCTTCTTACAACCTTGTGCGATTTCCATGTGTTCCTTTTGTGTACCATGACCTCCTCTAAGGTCAATATAATGAATCCATGAGCGAACTGAGCCACTCATATAGAGTCTTGTAGGAGTAGCGAGAGGAAGTACAAAGCGAGCACACTCCTTTGCCACTCCACACTCAAGCATCTGTTGATATAGATTATAAGAGGAACTGAACAATGTGTTCATTTGTT